GCAGGACTTGAGGGGGGTGTACTTAAATTTATAGTAGGTGAACCACATTTAGCTACGATTGCCCACTCAGTATCTCCCGGAGATATTGAAATCTGAGCAGGTAACAAGCTCTCATCTATATAGTCTATAACAATAGGGTTATTCTCTGAGGATGCAACCGCTATATTGTAGAAACAGAAGCCATCTGTATTAATTATCGGGAAGGATTTCTCGCTTTCGTACCATATATCAGGAGCAGAATCCAAAGGCTCACTCTCAAATATAAAAAGTGACTCAGCTCTGTATATGTTAATACTTGCTGAAATAGAAGAATCTCTCTTTTTACCCCCTCCATTACAAGAGTTTGTTCCTGACATACTAAAAGTAATAGGCTCATTAACAACCCCTGAAGGAGTTACAATGTTTCTAAAATTTCCAAAGACATAATAGTTTACTCCTGTTGTTGGGTTAGGTGGTCCCGAAAATTCAGGTACAATCGGAAGGTTAGGGAGAAAACCTAGATAATCATTTTGAACAGTGCCGCCACCTCCTATGTCCCTAACTCCTTGGTCGAGTACGTTCTGAGCATTATCTCCCTCGAACCATTGGTAAAAACTATCGTAGTCCTGAGATGCAACCAATGTCTTATCTAGCGTATATATTCTTTTCTCACAGCTTTTATCTCCCTTGCCTATTCTTGTAAAGGAAAATTTAAATACTATTCTTGAGCCTCCCGGTATATCCACAGCTGTGTAGGGGTTTGTGAGTGAACCATCGCCCAAAGCCATCTTAAGAAATACTTTAGGATACTGACCGCCTGAAGTAGCTGTGTCTGTAACATTGCCTGTTGAAACTATTCCATTTGCAGAGGATTCAGCAGAAAAATTATCTGCCTTAATCTTCATATAAGTACCTGCAAGTGCATCTAGTTCAGCACCATCATCGTCCACAGGACTAATAAAGTCTGCTGCTTGTGCAGACTTATCTAGTACAGTAGCATAGACACAGGACCTAGTAGGTCCTCTAGTATCAGATTTTACAATCAACCTCTGACCATCTGTTATCTTAGCTGAGTTCTCCCCTTCTAATAAAAAGTAGGTGTCGTTAGTGTCGGGGTCAGTAAAAAATATATTTGTAAATATCGTATCGTAAGTTTCTTTATCAGGTTTAATGGCAAGCTTATATCTAGTTGCCCACTCGGGAGCAATCTGACTAGAGGGTATAGTTATCTGAAGACTATTTTTAGTACTTGATTGAGAGCAGGGTACGTGCTGTGTATTGTGCTGACTAACTAGAGCTGTTGTGGCTCTGTTGTATTCATCCATATAAATCATACCCACCTCGTAGCCTCTGTTGCTGTGAAGACTATCACTATTACCCGCCTTAGTGTAAGATAGTTGAGCTGTTTTTAATGAGAAGTATTCGGTGTATATGTTGGTAGGTGATGTCAATGAATCTGCGTACTGAACCGCAGGGAAATCAAAAACTATAAGATTATTTGTTGTAAATGAATTTGCTCGGATTCCTGAACCAACAGTTGATGGTTGAGACTGAGGTGAATTGATACCATAATCATATTTGAATACTGTTCCTACACCTGCAGGTCCTATAAGGGTATCATCAAACTTCTGTATAAACACATCAGTCATTGTTGTTCCGCTATCTATAGTAGCCATCGGCTGTGAGGTATCTCTACCTATTAAGTCTACAAACTCAGGAGAGTTAACCCACTCGATAACAGAGCTATAATCCTTAGTTAACTGAATTGCAAAGCTTAGCTCTATAGGTGGTTCGTTTATGCTATTTGGAAAAGGACTACTACTACCGGTCCAACCGTAGTGTACCCAATCAAAAGAAAAGGATATTAAAGCTCCCTCAACCAAATCAATTCCTGTTAAATCAAATACGGCTCTTGCATCATCCACACCTGTACCTACCTGTATGTAATAATTTCGTTCCTCTAGAGAGCCTTCTATCTCTGACTCATTTAATAATTCATTATTCTGCTGAACCGTAAAGTCTAACCTGACAGGACTACCTGTATGGTCTATTAGGTCATATCCCTCAACGTAGTTACCGTACATCAGCCTATTACCCATTATGGTCTGAGCTTTAGATAGTCTCGGAACATTGTCATACAACCTTAATATCTCAGCTTCGGGAAGTATTGTAAATATCTTACTATTCGTAAATGCATACGAAACATCCTGATAGTCATTGTAACCGTTATCTTCTTTTGTTAGCTTCTCTATTATCTTTATAACAGGACTATTAGAATCCTTAAATAATAAGTCAATGCCCTTTACTAAGGGACCTCCTGCGTTAAATGTAATAATCGCTGTATTATAAATATTGGTCATACCCTCGTTAAGGTAGCTCTCTTGAGTAAAGTTAAAATTATTAGGTATAAACGCAGGACTTGTAAACTGAGATGTAGCTGAGTACTCGTTATCTTCGTATCTGTATCTGTAGCCAAAACATATAAACCTCTCTTCTAAAAAATTTTCTTCACCTCCGGTAGTCGATAAGAGCAGTGATGGAGCAGCAGCAGGTGGCTTCTTAATGACTAAGATTTCTTCATCAGAAAACCCATCCACTAAACCTACAGGGTCTACATAATTTTTTTTTACATTTATTCTCCTTGGCTGATTTATATTGTCCGTAAAAAATAAAAGGTCACCTACCTTATTTACTCCTGTTATTAAAAACTTTGGGTCAAAGTTTAATGTGGTGTCTGTTCCTGAGCCATCATTTATACTTATAACGTGGTAAGTTGTTATCTCTGTTTTAGTGTTGAAAGAAATAATCAAGTCCAATTTATCAGTTGGACTTGCATTAAAGTTGTCATCGTGAATAAACCAATATAAAGTTTCATTAACTCCATCCTCAAAAGCACCAATACATCTTGCTGTTTCTGAAAGCGGTTCATTAGCGTAAACTATATTAGTGAGCTTTTCATTTCCTTTTGTGTTTTCGATTACTCCTATCTCAGCAGATTCAGTGGAACCCATTCTAACATTAAGTGCATCAATATACTGACCATTAGGTATGACTCTTTCGTCATACACCTTGTTCATTTTTCCTGAAATAAAGTTTCTTTTAATGTTCGCCATTTTATTTTATCCATTTATCTCTTCCTCTTAGATTCTGTAGTAATCTTCCGGGATGAATGTTACTGATTCTGATTTTAGCATTTCTAAGTAAAGATGATTTTCTTTTCTTAGCTCTTGCAATCATATACTCCTGAACTCCAAGTTTAGAGTTTAGAATAGAATACTCAATGTAGGCATACACGTACTCCTCAAATAACTTATTTACAGTAATCAGGCTATTATCTCCATTCTCCATACCATCTGACACATACTCAAGCACACACAATTCGTTAGCCATTCCTGAGCTGAAGTTTATAACCCCACCTTTAGGGTCTATCTTAAATGTAGGATTAGCGTTTGCAGTCTCTGTATTCAATCCGTATCTTGCTCCTATACCATAATCAAAATACCAATTCCCATCGCAGCAATATCCTTCCTTACCATCGTAAGGAGAGTTCTCGTTTAGGTATATACTTCTCTTGCTATTTGTTATTCTATCGTAATCCAAGGTTGAGTGCTGAGGACTTAATGCATACCCATCAATATCAAAAAGTATTTTACAGTTGTTATCCTGTAGGTATGCAGAGGACCAATTAGTTTGAATGTTCTCCGTAAGAGGCATAAGTAAACCATCTCTATATAAAGATATCCTCACCCAATTAACATAATCAGATGGAAGAACAAACCTTAAGGTGTCGCACACACTTAGCTCTAAAATTTTTATCTCCTTAAACGCATCGTAGTTCAGTTCCTGTATAGCTCTCTTAGCGTGAAACAAAATCTTATATCTAGGCTCATTGTTTATGGCACTATGGTTTCCATAGTACATTAACATAAAGTTGTTTACTATATCTTCAAGAGATACGTACTGATAAGAACCCCAATTTTGGTTTTCAGGATTTAAACCTCCGTTTTCGTAGTATTGATATTGAGTTATATAAGCCATAGTTATTTATTATTTTTCTGATGCTGCGTTTTCTTGTTCCTCAGATTGAGAAAATTGTACTGCAGCTATTTCTCTTATAGACATACCCGCATACTGTAGTATCTTATTTACTAAGTTAGGTTCGTCATCGCTAGGTAACTCAAAGTCTTGGTAGTCTACCGCAGTGTCATCAAATGCAGGCTCTCCGTTCGTCAAGGATACGTAAGTCCATTTAGGTACATAAGGAAATCTGATGTACTGACAAACCACCTGCCCTAATTTATTAATCTCAGTTCTTGGGAATGCATTTAAAAAAATTCCTTGCTCGGTATAAGCAGGATAATGAATAGTAGGTGCAGTTAATATTGAGTTCTCTAGCATAGTTATCTTACTGTGGCTAACTCTCTCCGCTTCTTTCAAAGGCTTTGCTGAATACACAAAATAAGGTTTTTTCGCTATTCCAAACACAGGGTCAGCTACAATCAACTGATTGGTTATAGGGTCAGCTATAATAGTGGTTGTGTAAGTTACACCTGCTGTAACCGTAGACACCACATCTCCTGCTTGTACACCTAATAAATTAAAATTTACTAGAGAATCTATAACTACTGAGTTGGTAGTTGAGAACCCCGTAGTCTCTCCACTTACTATCATCTTCCCGTAAATCAATACCTTATTGATTAAATAGTAATCGTCACTCGTAGTTGTTTGAGATGGCAAGTAATATTGATTCGCATAATCCCCCAATGCCGCTGCGTTATACTGCAGTAAAGATTTTGTTTCAGAGAATGTATCTATAACTTCCTCCAACCCCTTAGTAATGTCAGCATACTGCGTGCCTGATAGTCTTTTATTTTCTTTATTAATCTGATAGTTGTACTGATAAAAATAATCCTCAAATAAATCTAATTGAGCCTGCTTCGCAAACAAGTTAAAATCAGATGGTGATATGTAACCATAATTATTTTTATTCAAAACAGACATCACTGTTTGTCTAACCGAATTTATCATCTGTCTTCTTTTATTACAAAGATAAGCAAAAAAAAAGACCCCTTCATTTTTCTGAAGAGGTCTTAAATTCTATACTAATATATTATATTAATGATTCTAGATGCTTAAGCACCTCTATACCATCATCACTCTTTAAGTATGATACCACTAAGTCATTTCCATCCTTTCCGAAAGGTACATTCAACATCTTAGTTTTATTGTTAGAGGTATTAAACCATACTTCTTTACCGCTTTTTCTATAAGCCAATAATCCTTCAGCAAAGAATCTTTCAACTGTACCCATAATCTTTAGCTCAGGGTCGTTAACTACATCTAAGAAGTCCTGTGGATTTGTTTTAGCAAAAACTAATACATCTCTTTTAAGTTCAGATGTTGACATAGTAGATACATTAGCTCCAAATAGAACCCTACAGATGTTCTCTAGTTGCTCTATAGATAGTTTTTTAGCTTCCACTAATGCATCAGCTTCAATCATCAATCCTTCAATCTCTTGAGCAGCATCCTTAGACTTGTCAACCTCTAAAAAAGTTCTTCCGTTTAGTGGGTGATAGTGTAAAAATTCTTGTAGTACCTGATTGGTTCTTGAAACTCTAAGGAAACCATCCTCAAATACAACAGGCTCTAGTATAACATTACCATCCTGCTCATCTACAAATGGAGACTTTTGATTCCTAGCGTATCTAAGCTCTCTGTTTGTTCCTTCTTTATCATCAAACCATAGCAAAGGAAACCTTGCTGAATGTTTTGTTGGCAGCATATAAGATAACGGTGCTACCGCTTTTTTAAGTTTATAGTTCTTGTCAGTAAACTTACTTGTCTTTTTTGTTTTAGCTTTCGCTTTTGTTTGTTCCATTATATTTAAAATTAAATTAAAATTATAAAAAAAGGGAAGTGTCTTCAAAGACACTCCCCTATTAAATTACCTCTTATGCACTTTGGAATAAGAAGAAGTTGTTAGCACCTAAAGTACAAACTGCTCTTTCAGATAAGAAGTGAACTTCCATAGCATCTAAGCTTGAAGTTTCAGCTCCACCTGCAGAACCTGTAATCCAAGACTTGTATCGTCTGTCTTCAGTTTCCGAAGCTCTGTATCGTACGTGCAAGAATGGTCTCTTAGCGTTCTTACCTAAGATTTGGTCATACACAGAAGTTGAACCTGCAGGAACTAATAGTCCGTTGATTTCTCCTGAACCTAAACCACCTCTCATAGAAGGGTCATTCAAGTATTTCCAATCTGATTTGTAGAAGTCATAACCTCTTCTAAAACCTGTGAATCCTAAGTTAAGTGCCATATCTTTCTCATTGTCAAAAAGACCGTAAGAAACACCACCTGCTGCGTTGGCAGATTGTAGTGAAAGCATATCGTCAATATCAAAACCGAAGTCTCTATTAACAAATGCTACGTTCTCTTCAATAGCACCTTGCTTATCAAGTCTTGAGATAATAGAATCCCACTCAGCTAAAGTAGTTGGATTACCGCCACCCCATACATTTCCTCTGTTTTCGACAACGTAGAAGATACCTTCTGACCCTTTGTCACCAACTTCAGCTGCTGTAGTTTGAGTAGCTACACCACCACCTGCTACTGCAGGTACTGCTTCAATCATTGCAGTCTCAAGATAATCGTCAAAACGTAATCTTGTTTCGTGCTCAGACTTCAAGTACCATAGGTATCCTGATGCTCCATTCTCAGTTGTTACTTCAACCCATCCGATTTGTGCCATATCAGAACCTGATACTTCGTACTTATCTTTGATGATGATTGGAGAGTTCTCGAAGATGAAATCATCAGCTTCTAAAGAATTTTCCATTCCTGAAGTTCCTTTCTTAAATTCAGAACCGTAGATAAATACAGTAAATTCTAGACCTACACCTGCAATCGGAAGACCTGTAGAAGGGTAAAAAGCAACATCGAATGTGCTTGCAGCATAATCTACCGCTATAACAATTCCTTTTACTGCTCCACCTCCTGCGTTATCAGAAACGTGAACTGTTTGACCAACTCTAACTGCGATACCGCTGTTAGCTCCAAAAGCACTTGCAGTAGATGCACCTGCGTTAGGGTCATCAGTAACTGTAAACGTAGCTTCATTAGCATTTAATGCTGCAGGAGTTGTACATTGTGTATATTTCGTGTGTAATCTTCCTTGTTCTGCCCATTTAATAAGGTCAGAGTTAGAAGGCATTTCAGCTCCTACCATTCTTAAGAATGATGAGATTGTTCTATTACCATATCTTTCAAACTCTTTTTCATAAGTATCCGGTAGATACTGATTCATAAAGTCAAAGTTAGTAATGTAGTTTGTTTTCAACGGTACTCTCTGAGCACTTGGTTGTAAATCAAACCCGGGCGTTGCATTAATTTGTCCTGCCATTTTTTTTCGTTTTTAAGTTTTTAATAATTTATTTTCTTTTTCTAATTTTTAAACCACGACCTGAGTCATCGTTTAAAGCTGTAACTTGCATTCCATTATTTGTTGTAGTAACTTCAGGAGCACGCTTCGTATCCATTTTTATATTCTTCAACTCACGCATAGTATCATCTGCTGCTGCAGATTTACCTTGCTCATAAAAAAACTTAGCAAACTTTTCAGGATGCATTGCCATTGCTAGTGACTTGTGATACCCTGCCGCATCTACCATAATACCATCATCATCTAAGAACTTATCTATAAAGTTCTGTGGATTCAGTTGAGATTTTTTCAATTCAGCAGCATCACCGGGCGAAAATAAAACTTTGTTGTCATCTAACGTAAACTCAAAACCTTTGAACTCACTAAACACATCGTCTGTTTTCTTCTGAAAGACTTCGTTCTTACGTTCGTAACCTTCCTGAGATGTCTTTGCATTAGCTATATATTGACGATAACCTTCAATCTCTTCCTCGCTATATTCAGAACTAGATTCCCTACTCGACTCAAGAGGTACTCTGTATTGTTCTTGTTGTTGCTCAAAGTAATCTTTGGCTTTCGCAATAGTCTTTTTCTTTGCTAACTTTATTTTCTTAATGGACTTATCATCATCAATGTCTTCATCGTAATCATAATCCTCCATCAAGTCCTCTATATCATCTGCATCTAAACCTTTTTCAGTTGCAGTGAGATATTCTTTTAGCAAAGTATCAGGCTCCATTTCATCATAGTTCTTTTGCAGTTTTGCAAAATCGCTGAATCCACGACCTGTTTCTTTTTTGTACTTAAGATACTTTGACACATCTTCAGGTAGAGGCTCATCCTCTCTCTGTTGATTTAAGTCATCGAAAGATTTTATATCTCTTCCGTATCTTTCTCCAATATATTTAAGAACTTCTTCTTCTTTTAATTCGTTATTCTCAGTAGCAGTTTCTATTACAGCAGTTTCAACTTCAGCTTCTACATCCACCTTTGGTGTTTCTGTGGCTTCAACTTTACTGTCTACAAATTGCCCTTCGTGCTTGTCAAGCAATTCCTGTTCTACTTGTTGGGTTGATTTCTCCTCAACACTTGTTACTTCTCTTACTTTAATTTCCATTAGATTTTAATTTATTACAAAGTTAAACAAAATTTATTTATCATTTAGACGGCTATCTTGGATTGAACTCTGCTAGGTCAAATCCATCTAAGCTATCTTCGTTAGATTCAAAATTCATTGGAGGTAGATTATTCTTTCTCTGATTAATCATCTTAGATTGCTGTGAATTAGCTTGGCTTATTCTAGAAGCTTTTGCATCCTCCCTCTGAGTTTCTCTATTTAAGAGTCCTTCATTATTCATCTGAGCTAATCTCATATTTAATTCAAACTCCTTATCCATAAGAGTAGACTTAAGCTGTGCCTCGTTCTGCATCTTCTCTATCTCAAATGCTATATCAGCCTGTCTGTACTGAAGCTTAGCCTGAGTCTCCATCTGCAGTTTTTGTTGAGCTACCTGAGCAGCCATCTCCTGAGACTTGAGCTGTTGCTGAGCCTGCATAGTTTGCTGCTGCATAGCCATCTTCTCTTCTCTCTCCTGCTTGGATTTTCTTTTAAGTTTTAAAAGTTGATTAGCAAGCTTAAGATTTTTTATCTCCCTAATATCAATCGCATCCTCTAGGTTTATATCTCCCTTAGATAGAGCCATCTGAATGTTTTGCTCTAGCTGCTGCTTCTGTTCTTCATCAGGAGCTAGCTCAAGGAATATACCGAAATCGTAAATATACAACTGACTAATCTCACTGAGTATAGCTACGTTGTATTTACCTATTTGGTTTATAAACTCTTCCTTAAAATCAGAGTACTCTAAAATATCTGCAACCCTATAGGTCATAGCTTCCGCTAAGCTCTTAGCTATAAACAAGCTACCGTTAAGTATATGTCTAGTAGCCACGTTAGAGTTTAAGGCAGCTAGCTTCTGTAACCCAACTAAAGAGTTAGGGTCAGGTGAGCTACCATCTCTAGCCTCATTTAAACCTGTTACGGTTCGTATCTGATTTAGGTAATGGTTATAATTAGATATAAGCATCTGTGCCTTAGAAGCTCCTGAGCTTGACTGTAATTCTTTTATAGGTATTCTTGCCTGATTGAAGTCCCCATCCTGTGTATAGCTTCTACCAATGACAGAACCTGTTTGAAAATACAAACGCAATGCATCTTCAGGATTGTAAGCGTTTCCTGTTCCTAGGTCCACCTCGTTTAATCCATCGGCATCAATGAATACACCATCAGGTACTACCCTTGATATTACCTGCTGAAGCTTTAGGTGTGTTATCTGAATTAAATCAGCAAAGGGAATCATTCTCCTTACTAAAGATTCGATATTACCTTTATACATTCTTGGAGCAACCGCTACATAATTTGGAATAGCGTGCTGAGTAGCTGACTGTGGTCTAACCATATTCTCCATTAGCTTCCACTGAAGCATAATGTTAGTTCCCATAACCATAACACCCTCGTACCA